TGCCAATACTCTTTTGTATCTCGCATGTGCTGTCCTCCTATTCAATCCATTGTTTCCATCCGCCCACCGCCGTGGCACCGATCATGACGCCAGCCATAGCTACAAGCAGATACTTCCAAAAGGCTGATGTTGGATCAAACAGCACTGACATGATTGCTTCTAACAAGTTCATACTGTTATCTCCTTTTGCAGAAACTTGTTGATGAAATACTGCTGGCCTTTGCCGGTTACCTTGGTCGTCTTGGTGATTCGCACGCTGCCGTCTGGGTTCTGGAATGTGCGTTCCTTGATATCGAACAGGCCTAAGTCCATTGCTCGTTGTGTCGGCATGTTGCGACGATCACCACTGCCGATCAGGTAACCGTTATCTCGCAGCCAACCGAACAGCCTATTCTGGCCAATATCCACACCGTTCTGCCGGATAAGCTTTGCCAAGTCACCGATTAGAATGCTCGTATGGCTGGTGGCTACCGCGTCTGCAAACAACGCTTTAGGCTTCATATCTTCAATCTGTTCAGCTTGCTTGGCTGCCAGCTTCAATGCTTCGGCATAACTGCCCGGGATCACATAGCCCGTCTTGATCTGGGTCTCCATGCTGTTGAACGCGTTGATGTAACTGATCTTGAATTGGAGTGCTCGCTTACCAGTGAAGCCAAATGCCAGCAAGGTGAAGCCGTCTCGGTTCATGTAGTACATTGGATACTGCTTGCCACGATTTTCATATGTGCCAGCAGTGAAGAATTTGGCGGCGGAATTTTCCGCTGCGAGATTTCCAATTGCTTCAAGCACGTCCTTGTGTTGCTTTCCAAATACTTCCGCGATCCGAAGGCTGGTGGTGACTGCCTGGCGATCGTGCATGATTACTAGTTCATTCAATGTGTTTCCTTCTTTCTGTTGGCCTCATTCATTAATGATGGTCTGATTTGGATTACCATTATTACCGTCGTGAATCGCGATGGTATTCTTCTTCAACTATGATACGATAACAAAGTCTTGCTTGCCACCGGGGGTCGTGATTCGCGACTCCCTTTTGTACTTTGCCTTTACGTGGGTCTTGAGCGCATCCCTAAAGTTCTTATATCCAATTGCTGTCGCGGCATCTTTACCCACGAAGAACGGCTCACTATCAATCATGGCCGTCCTCTTCAAAAAAAGAATTTGGCGGCCTATTTTTCGGCTGCGAGATTTACCGGAACTATTCAAAGAAAATCCCTAGCTGATTGATCCCATATCCCAAAATGCTTGCCATTTTTACTAATTCGTTAGCGCTAATTTTTGTAATACCGTTCTCACGCTTAGCGTATGAAGCTCGGTTATGCCATCCCATAGCTTTCGCCATTTCGTCTTGGTTCATTCCTTTTGCGATACGTTCAGCGCGAAGACGCTTTAAATTTAGTGTCATTGGATTGCCTCCTTTCGTTTACTTTTTGGAACATCTAAAGAATATCATCAGCGTTCTCATGTGTCAACAATTATTTCAGAAAAATATTCATATATTTCTTTTTTATGCACAATATGGACACAAAAAAAGCCCTCCACCCGCGTTAGCGAGCAGAGGACTTTTTGCAATGTGCCTAAAATGGATTGATCGAACTAATGCCGATTTGCAAACGATCAAGCGGTTCCCCAAACATGCCAGCGTATGTGTCTGTGTACTGTGGCAAACTCGTGCCATCATCACACACAACGCCGAGCCAACCAGCCCGTTGTGTCGTCTGACTGCGGTAATACGCTTGTTTGTATGGCTCACCAGCAGGAGTAAGAAAGATGATCTGGACTCCATCAATCGCTTCACCAGCAATACCGGCGCAACCGTTGACCGTATCGTTGCGATCACCTTTGGTTACCCAAGGCAGCCAACCGCTCTTAACCGTGTGAACTCGATACTTAACGCTACCATGATCAACGCGAATGTACAGCAGATCGTGTTGGTGATTAGGCAATCCCGCAAAGCCATTGTCACCAGATCCAAAATTAGTAACCTCATCAAGCCAGCTGCCACCGAGCAAGTGCAGTCCGTAGCTTACGTTTACCTTTTTAACAGACGGTTGCGGAGCTGGTGGTGTTGGCAGAGGGTTGGCACCCTGACCAGCATAAGCAGCCCATGCTGCACGATCGCCGTAGAAGACATTGAGGTCAAGATTGCCACCCCAACCAGGCAAGCGTCCAACTGATGTATATTGGAAAATCGCCGGATCAGGCCAGCTCTTCGTGCTGCCATACATATCACGCGGCTGATAACCGTTAACGGCATTATAGTTATTGTACTGGGCAACCCACAAACCATAGGTGTTAGCAACACTGGACCAGTCTAGCCGGTTTTCGTCAGACAGCCCCATGTAAATCATCGGTGCCACACCGGTCTTAGCTTTGACGTAATCCAGCCACTGCTTCGCCCAGCCAACGCCCTGACTTACTGCTGGCCCTTCGAAGTCAAGCACTAAGACAGCCTTTCCAACATATGCACCGACTTGGCTCAAAAAGTAAGCGGCCTGATCCCGTGCATTACCAACGCTTGCAAAGTGATAGACGCCAAGCAACTTGCCTGATGTCAACGTCTGCTTGACCTGATCGGCAAAAGCCGGATTCAAATAGGTTGTCCCTTCGGTTGCCTTTGCAATGACGAAATCCGCGGTCATGCCGCTAATGCCAATGCCCTGCTGATAAGATGCAACATCAATACCATGTAAGACCATTATTTTGCCTCCTGACTAGCTGCTGGTGCTGCAGATGCTGGTTCTGGTGCTGCTGAAGATGCCGGAGCGACAGCGGGAGCCGCAGAACTAGCAGCTTCTAAAGCTGCCTGATCGGTCTCTTTATCCGCTTGCAGTGCCTTAATCTGATCCTCTAGCGCCTTGATCTTAGCTGCCTTGGTGGTAATGAGTGCCGGGTAAGCTAACGCCTGTTGGCTGTCGCTGACGCCCTCTGTGGTTGGGTCAACGGCAACCCCCACAATGGTCAACAGTGCAAATACTGCATTGATCACTGCGGTGAGCTCCTTGCCCAAGTTGGCAAAATCCCAGTTGTAACCGAAAACCGCTGCCACTGTTTGTACAACCAACAAAGCTGCCGGCACTAATGCCAGCCAGAATTTGACGCTTAATACTCGTACTTTCCAATTAATCTTCATACTGAACATTCCTTTCAGTTTTTAATCCTAAGTTGCAAAACTTTGTTATATAGCGCTTCGCCCGTTCCGTTACCGCCCAGTGCTTTGTAGCTGCTGAAAAGGTAATTAAGATCGTCCAAGTCGTCCGTGCTGATATACCCCACCTCGATATGATGGTTACACAGCATGTAAACCTCATGATGAAGCAAACCGACAAGGCCTGAATCAATTGCCTTTCCATGCTTTCGATGCATGCGCCATTTGCTTGCAAACCAACCAAACAAAGCTCCACCACCCAACTCCACAAACATATCTATCCAACTCTTGAAATCCACATCTTTATACTTCCTTCCATAAAAATAGCCGCTAGCTTTTGCTGGCGACATAGTCACTGCCTGTAATTTGTTTGTATTGGTCCTCCGTTATTTGCCGCCCCACGTACTGCTCTATCGGGCACCCCCAAGAATGGAGCATACTGCAAAATTCAAAGTCACTCATTTTTTCCACCATCCTCAAGCTTTGTCACACGGGCATACAGCGCGGCAATCATCTGCTGTTCAGGTGACGGTCCGGGGAGTGGATGATCATTAGCCGGATCGTAACCCTCATCGGCAACGATTTTGCCGTCTACAAGAGATGCGTGACCCTCAAAAAACTGAGACACGTCATCTGCTTCTATGATTTGTTGACCGTCCTCTGTTGGGCCCAATTTAGCATCTTCTGCTTCATAGGCCCAGTTGGTTAGTCGGTTTTGCTCATCTAGCCAAATCTTAATCTTCATTTTGATTCACCACCGCATCATTAATCGGATACGCATCACGCGTAATGAAACCCAAGCTGCCAGCATACCTGCCTTGTCCACGCCATGGAATGATATAAATTCCACCGGCTGAAACATATAATTGACAGGCTGCGCCCGTATACGACATGCTGCCGAGTAACCGTGCTGCATCATCATTATTGAATGGACTATATCCTGGTCGAATGTTGGCAATTTTGACCCACCCGTTGCTAGTTTTCATTTCAAAAGCAATCCCAATGGTGACATTTGGGCCTTTTCTTGAATATCCAATTTTCATACTTCTAACGTCATTGGTTTCAAGGCCACTATCAATGTGCTGATAGAAAACCGAATCAGCCGCCGTAAACGTTGATACAAGTGTGACGTCTTGCCCAGATGGATTATACAAAGATTTTAGTGTGAGCATGCCTTGGCGTGCATCAACGGAACTAACTTCCTTACCGTCGTACATTGACTTGCTAACCAACCCCAACTGATCAACTTTAGATTGATACGTTTGCTTGCTATTACTATCCAGCGTTGCATTCGTGACCATGCTGCCACCACTAATTTTTGTCGTCCCACTGATCGTATTTGGAAAACCATCTGGTTGGATGTGGTTGAAAGATGAGATAAAGGTAGATCCGTTAAAAGTGACCCCATTAAAAGTCATGCCATTAAAGGTTTCGACATTTAATGCTTTGGCTGCAATTGGTTTTGAATCCCAACCACTTGTGGTATCAAATATGGCAAAAGCGGCAAGATTTCCGTCCTCGTCGGTTAACCAGTGCTGGTCCCCAGCCTTTGGTTTAGCAGGGTAACTCGGGCCAACCGTCACAACCGGAACATTGTCACTACCGTCTTTACCATCGCGCCCATCGGCGCCTTTAAATAATGCCCACAAGTAGCGTGTCGGGTCGGTACTGTCAGCTTGCGTTTCGTCAACGTACTGCCCGAAGTAAGATCTACCGCTGGCATCTGTAACTGAAAAATCAGTTTTGCCGTCGATACTATTGGCATATGCAGTATGAAGATAGCTGCTGGTACCGTCGGCACCTTTAGGCCCCGGTTTACCGTTAGCACCATCCTCTCCCTTAATCAGTGCCCATTTACCAGCATAATCGGCCGGATTGTCACTCGGGACTGACGACTTGTTCGACCAAACTGTTGCCATATACTTCTTACCAGCAGGTAACGCTGACATGTTAGTGCCTTTGTCATCATCGGCATAACGAAGCCATGGATAAAACTGAACAGTCTTGGGCATGTTGGCCATCTTATTGGCAAGATCGCTGAGCCGTTGGTCAAAGCTGACTGTTTCATGAGCGAACTCACCCAAAGTAAGCTTGACAGAGTGGTTAGCACGGCTGCGCTGAATGCTCAACACTTTGGCAGACAGGAATAGCTGTTGATTCTCATCGGCAATGTGGACGGTTTGATTAAGCGGTACGTATGGCGAATTAACCAAATCAATATCATACGTTTCGTTTGGATGATTGTATTTCTTCAAATCTGCCAAAGCCGCTTGTAAAAGTTCTGCCTGCGATTTTGAATCAAACGTTTTAACCCGATTCCAGTCAGACTGTTTTGGGTTTGGGTTGCTGTTGCTTAACAAACGTGAATATTTCTGCACAGCAATGGTATCGTGCAAGAACCCGTACTGATCAAGCACAAACTGTCCTGTTGGATCAGTCCATTTGTAGCCGATCAAGTTGATTGGGTCCTGATTAGTTGATCCATTCGTACTTTCTGGCACCGATCCATAAGCCTTGATAGATGTTTCCATGTCATAGGTATCGAGATGCGTGACGATATTGTTGATGTCCTTATTCATTTCAAAGGAAATCAAGCTGTCACCGGCCGTTTCATGCCGAATGTTAATGACACGCTTAACCAAGTTGGTTCCAACAAACTCAAAGCCAAAACTAAGCACTGCATCAAAATCTTTTGCCACGGCAATAATGCGAGCCAACGATGATTCTTCACTAGTCCACTCGAGTGTTCGAACATTGTCAGGAAATTCGTTGATGCCAATCTCCCAGCCAGAATCATTTGTAAACCTTGTGATGTAGTCAGCGATGGTATATGGCTTGTCGGCCTTGAAGGCGCCAACGGTTTCGTTAATTAAATCATTACCAGCATCGCTGGCAACAATTGAGTGAATGTGGCCTAGTGAATCATGGTCAACCGATTCAATCACCATTTGGTGAGCGTTGCCTTCTTCATCTTGATACATGATGAAGTTGGTTGCTTTAGCCATCTCATTGACTGCTTGTTCCTGATCAGTCGTGAAGTGAATATCAAGAGAAAGCTCGACCGCAGGACGATTGTCAACACTTTGTGTTTCTATATCGTTGTCAATTCGCCATTCGCCTTTGCCATCAGTCGACCCAACACCCAAAATGTTTGATTTTCGATCTGCAAAGTAATACTCCATTTATAGCCAGGCCTCCCTTATCTCGACTTCACACGCAAATGGTTGTGCCCAGCTCGAGGGCGTGATAGCAATCTCAGTATCACCGGGCGGCAGTTTGAACTGCTCCCATTGATTGCCTAGCGTGTGCATGGTTGGATCAAGAGAACCGTTCAAGTACGTCTTAGCGTTCGCCACATCAATCTTGAGAACATCGCCATCGCTGAAACGATTCTTGATATTCGTATACCAGCTAACGTTCTGCCATTTGACGGTGGACGCAATCAGATACATGGTCGATTCGCCCCACGTCTTGTCACGCATGAACCACGCGGAAAATTGCTTAGTCTCGACACTAGCAGCATCCGCAAAGGTAAACTGGCGGGTAATAGTCGTCTCTCGTCCTTGATTGCCAACCCATGGGGACACTCGGAAAACAACTGAATTACCAAATTTCTGTAATTCCAACTGAATGAACTTGTCATTAGTGAAAATGCTGCGATCCAACTGTTCATTGACGACCAGCTGATCTTTGTAATAGCACATCCACCATATTTGGTCAGACAGTGCACTATTGTCTTTCAGTATCATCTGAAAGATTGGCTTGCCGTCACTTTCTAAAGTTGTTTCGAGTGAACCAACCTTTGATACACCAGTTTGGAAGCGTGTCATAACGTCCCATGTGAGATTGCTCTTAAAGTTACCGTTATGTGTCTGAGCAAGGTTGTGCTTGATTGAAGGACCGTTCCAATACTTGTGGTCGCCAGTAATGCTGGGCCAATTAGGCTCAACCTTCCAGCCATCATAATCGTCATGAGTCCAAATCGCATTGCCAATCTGTTCATTAGGCATACTAGGATCACCACCCCAATAGGGATTGTTTGTGGCGGCTTGATTATCCATATGTGAGCCTTGCACGGCTGCCAAATCAAGTGCTACTTCGCTTTCTTCGGTGGTGAAACCATCTATTTCTTGCGTGCCAAATTGGAGAATACCCGGGCGATCATTAACAATCCCAACCATGCCGTTATCCGCGTGCATAGTTGCCGTAATGATTGGCTCAACAGGATAAGTGCCACCATTGTGAACCATGATTGTGTTTGCGTAGTATGCTGCGTCTGCTGGGTTAGGAGACCACGTGGAATAAGTGGTGCCTTCCTCTAACTTGGCTTTGAGATATTGATAGGTGCCAACATCCGTTTTTTTGAAAGCCCACGCAAGTGTCACCTCAATCTGAGCTGCTCCAGTCGTCCCTGGATCGGGCCAAGTGCAGACAATCGTGCTGCGCTGATTTGCTCCCATTTGTGTGGTCACAGGAAACCCAGCCAGTGATATCCGATTGCCATTAATATCATTCGCCCAAAGTTGGAAACTGACAGCAAAATCAGCCCGCCCAAGCATGACCGTAGCTGCATACTTTTTCCCAACGGTAGGATTGTTGAACGATCCAAGCTTTTGAATATTCCATCCCGACCCTGTGACTGATACTGGGTCGGCGCTTGTGCCTGCCATGAGATTCAGTGGGATATCCTTGTAAGGCATATTGTCAAACGTCTTCGTGGCTACCGAGTGGGCAATGCCATCGGGAACAAACAAAGTAAATGAAGAAGTGATCGCATTCCGGCCTTTAGGAACATCGTCAACATCTGTGAGCACGGCATTCCAGTACACAGACAAGTCATCATTGAACGAAACCTGATGAGTGTCACCGTGCAAGATGCCACTTAGCTTATAGAAGGCGGTGCGAAATGCCTCATCATCATCAGCAATAAGCTGATAGCCAACAGTTATCTCGCGAGATGGGTTGCGAACGTATTCAAGTGTTTCCCCATCAGATATGCCTATGGCATTGCTAGTAGCAGATTGCTTAAGAAGCTCTCGTCCACCAACTTGCAGCGTCCTATATCCGGGCACAAGATTCTCAATGTATTGTCCATCGATTAGCATCGCTTCTGCTGGAAGCTGATTATCATCTGCACCCGTGAAGGGTGTCGTTTCTCTGAAATCGTACAATTAGACTAACCCCTTTCGATAATTGCTTACCTTTGTCAAACGATTAAGCTCTGTTTGCATTGGGTTTGCGGTTGCACGAGCAACCTCTCGGCCGTCAATGTACAGAGGAACCTCAATCGTTTGCTTGCGAGTGTAGTTGACATCAAGATTTGAAGACAAGGTTGCGCCCTGTACACTGTTATTAAGCGACTGCAATGATGCATCAAATGGAGAAGTATTCACTGCCGGCATCGTAACAGCAGCGCTATCAGCAATAGCTTGTGCCATGCTAGAAACATTACTTTGGACGTCTGAGAACTTGTCAGTAAGCCCTGCATTTAAGCCGTTCATGATGGCGTTACCAGCAGGTATGAGCAGCTTTGCATCGTATCTGATTGGACCTTTATGCTTGCGAATCCAAGAAGCAATTCCGCCAACAAAATCGGTTATCTTCCCCCAAGCCGCTTTGAGGCCATTGAAAAAGCTATCCATGATAGCGCGGCCAGCGTCAGCCAGGCTAAAATTACGAAGTGCATTGAATGCTCCTTTGATGCCATTAACTATTCCACTTACCATGCCAGTAAAACCAGACCATACAGCCTTAGCACCATTAAAAATACTAGTAGCAGCTCCAATCACAATAGACTGTATGTTGCTCCAAGCTGATGAAAAGAATGATGTAATGCTATTCCACAATCCGGAAAAGAATCCGGGAAGTGCGTTCCAAATTCCCTCGGCTGTGCTGACTGTTCCGCTCCATAGTCCTGATAAGAATGAAGCAATACCGTTCCATACGCCCTCGGTGGTAGACACAATACCATTCCATAATCCGCTAAAAAATGACGAAAGCGCACTCCAAATAGCGGAAGCGGCAGATACTGCACCATTCCAAAGCCCCTCTAAAGTTGAAACCAAAGTATTCCAAACAGTCATTGCATAAGTTTGAATAAGGCTCCAAATACCGGAGAAATACGTAACAAGGCCATTCCATATCTGACCAGCGGCGGAAACAATGCTGTTCCAGATCAGCTGGAGATCAGCGCCTAGCTGTGTCCAATTTGCAGTAAGCAAGTCAATAACAATAAGAATGGGACCCATAATAACTGCTTTAAGCATGTTCCAAACACCGGTAGCAACTTGGACAATCCCATTCCAAATTGTCGTCAGGGAACCGCCAAAGGTTGACCATAAAGCAGTGGCTACTGCAACTATTCCATTCCATAGAGTCGTGAAGAATGTGGATAGCGTGTTCCAAACTGCCGTTGCTGCAGTAACAGCACCTTGCCAGATAGCTGAGAGAGTGGTTGTGAATGCTACCCAAGCAGCTGATGCCGTGGTCGTAATCCCAGTCCATAGATTGCTGAAGAAACCTGTAATTCCGCTCCAAGCTGTCTGAATGCCGCTAATTGCAGATGTAAACGCACCCGATATAGCATTCCATACAGTTTGCGCAACTCCTACAAGTCCTTGCCAAGCTCCTTGTAACCACGAAACAAATCCCGACCACAGTTTTTGGCCGGTCTGGGTTTGGGTAAAGAAGTACACCAAACCAGAAACCACTGCTGCAATTCCAGCAATCAAGAGCACCCATGGATTCATTCCCAATATTAATCCGAAAGCCTTCCAAATACCGCCAGCAGTTTTCGCAATTGTTCCAAAATTAGTAACAACAGCGATAACACCACGAATTGGGCCGATCATCCTCGAAAAGATTCCGATGACACTGGACAATCCTCCAACGGCCAAACTAATAACCTTAAAGGCTCCCACTGCTCCTAGGATCGCTACCGCAAACGACTTAACAATGTCATTTGCAAATGCCGCCTTGACGAGTGCCGCAATTGGCTTCAGCACGTTAACAACACCAGTTAAAGCCGCCTTAACACCTTCAAAAATTGCTTTCCACGGTAAGTTAGCAATAATATCACTAACAGTTGTGATGGCTCCCATGGCTGCATAGCCAAAGTCAGTGACGGCTTGCTTGATACCATCGAAAACTACCGAAAGCTGCCCACCACCGAACACCGAATTAAACGCATCACCCACTTTTTGAGCAATGCCAATCAGATTGACAAATGCAACATTAGCTAAGCTGCCGACCAGGTCCCAGATGGTATGAAGAACGGATCCGATCCCTTGAAGGATCGAACTGAGTCCACTCATTGATTCGCCCTTGCCTAGGTTGCTAAGCTGAGTCCTGATGTTCAGGATCAGGGTCGAAAACGGTGAAAAGAAGCGGCCAATTGAAGCAAGAACTGAATCGAAGTTAATGCCTCCGATCTTATCAATAATGCCGCTAATGGCTCCAATTGCGATTTTAGACATGGCCTGCCAAGCGGGCTGGAGCTTGTTTGCCAGTGTTTCCTGAAGGCCGTCCATTGCCTCGCCTACTGTCTTGTAACTCGTGGCCATCTTCTGGAATGCCTTGCTGTTCCCGGCTTTCTCAATACCATCGAAGAACTGCTGCGTGCTTATTTTGCCGTTTTGGACTTCGGTGACCAGCTGTTTGGTACTCATGCCCATCGCTTTAGCAACGGCTGCCATACCAGCAGGCGTCTGTTCTAGCATCAGACGGAAGTCAGCCCATTGAACCATAGGCTTAGCGGCCATTTGTGTACCTTGTTCCATCAACGTCTTCATGGCTTGCTTTGGATCATCAGTGGCAGCAGCTAAGCCACCCATTCCTTTGACAAGACTACCTACTCCTTTTACACCTACTGATGCAAACTGCGCATAGGCAGAGGCCATATCAGACGAGCTATAAATAGTCTCCTGAGCATATGATTGCAGTGACTTTTCAATTGACGAAATCTGTGCAGGCGTCTTACCCAGAAACTTCATGTTCCCCTCAAACGTCTGCCAAGCTTTGCTTGATTCGTCTAGTTCTCCTACCATACTTCTCACACCATCGCCAATAGCCCCTACCACTTTGGTAAGGCCTATGGCTCCAGCAATTTTGCTCACGGTTGATACAAAATTACCCGCTGGTTTTGTTGACTTTTCAAAGCTATCACCGACCTTTGACGCAGAATTCGCGATGTTCTTGAAAGTACCCGAAAAATTTCGGTCAACGGCAGATAAAATTGCTTCAACGCTAAAACTGTCAGCCATGTGCTCCCTCCTTTCTTTCAGATAACGGAATGATTTTGCCTTCGCGCTTCAACCGCTGAAATTCGGCCATCCGTTTTGCGAACACTTGTGCTCTCTTTTGTTTGAGCTCGGTTTTGCTCATCTGTGATACTTCATAATTGGGCTCATAATTTGATCGCACGCTATCAATAGCCGCTTTCTTATCAAAGAAATCATCAAATGTCTTGAACTTAGGCTTAGGATTCTTGCTACCGGTGGTTGCCTGCACTTGCTGGTTCATCCATGCTTGCTGTGCAATTTCGTTCTGTCTGTCGACTTGCTTCAGCTGATAGGCTTCCATACGCAGCTCATACTCAACAAGTGTCATACGTTCAATGTCTCGAATATTAGAAAAGCCTAGATAGGCAAATGCGTTTAACAAAATTTCGTGATACGTTTCTTCACTACTCTTTTGAACGCTTTCGTCCTCATCTAGGCCTTCATGTTTTTTGCTACTGCTTTTACTGCGTTAGCACTGTTCATTTCGTCTGAAACTTGCTTAAATAGCGAATCTAAGTCTGAATTGCTGTCAATAAAGTCATCGACTTCACTGGCTGACGGACGTTTCTTAGATGCCACGGTGGCTGAATAAATTGTGTCTGCTAAAACGGCAGCATCGTATGCATTCAGACCAGCTAGTGCCTTTGCAACACCCATGCCAAAGTTAATGCCATGCATGACGGCACCCATATTCTTATCCATTTCTCGAACAAAGCGGACACCAAAGTTAAGTTCGTATTCTTTACCGTTAATGGTTAATTGCATGATTTAAAATCCTTTCTTTTAAAGCCGCCCAGGTTTCACCCGTACTGTGACTTTCTTAGGCGACTTGCATCAATTAATTAAACGTGCGAAGTGGTTGTGGTGGTGGTAGTAGTTGTTTCGTTCGTACCTGGATCTTTATCAGAATCCCACTTGACACCACCGCCGGTACTATCAAGGCTAGTGACCTTGCCGACTCCAAGGAATACGTAATCGACCTGTTCCTGAGTTTCGCTGTCTAGCGTTGTCCAACCACGCTTTGGTGTGCCGTTAACTGAGAATGTGACATCGCGGGTAGAGTGATCATCAGGGTCATTGTCGCTGCTGTCTTCTTTAACGGTAACTTGCATGTACCATGCGTAATACTTGCCAGCAGAATTCTTACGTTTGCGGTAGAGAATCCAAAAGTCGAGCAATTCGCCGTCAAACAGTGAGTCATACATTACGTCTGCAATTGCGGCCGTGTTGTTCAGGAACTCGACTTCAAGATCGGTACTTGCGGAACTACGAGTTGCTACATTGCCGTCCTTGGTAACAGTGGAATCACTGTCAACAGACGGGTCAAAGGACAGCGAAGTCTGCCAAGGGATAATTTGGCCGCTAACCGTTGCTTGATCGCTATGTTTGCGAGCCAAGGCAACAACGTCCATGCCTTCTAGCACTTTTAATTCATTTGCCATATTATGGCCTCCTATAAAATGTTGAGATTGAGTATCAGCGTGGCTCGGTTGAGAACCGTGTCAGGGACACTCTGGTCTTGTGTGAACTCTTTTGACTGATCTTCTACACGTCCATAAAATCGGTAATCATCTGTTAGCACTTGCCCAATCGCGGCACGAAAAAAGCGCTCCGCCATATCAGATACGGTGAAACGCTGTTTTTTGTCGCCCCAGATGTCGATGGTGATTAGCACATTGCCATTGAGTGACGTCTTTGTTGCAGTAGGAACAACTTGAATATCCCCAACAATGACGAATGGATATGGGGCGTTCTCCTGCTGCATGGGCAAATGGTCGTAGGTCTTGTACCCAGATGATTGCGAAAACGCATAGAAGTAGTCGTAGAGTTCTTGCTCTGGTGATGTGATTTGAATCACCTACTTTGCTGCTTGTTTAAGCTGATTAATAAACTGCACTTTCTGATAAAGGAACGCGGGCTTCAATACAGGACGCGCCCTCATAAATCGAGTTCCATTTTCGGTGTATGGGTTGTATTCCATTGACATGCCAACTGTGCCCGTTAGGCCGCCAGCTTCAAGCGATAACTTGATACCACGCTTTGTGGCACCAGTAGGATGAGCATACACTGTGCCCGTCATTTGCTGAGCACGAGTTTGCAACTGTGCTGTCTGCTGTTTGACGATTTGCTTGACAACGTCCATCTTCGCTCGCTCCAGCAGACCAGCAACCAATTTGTCCATGCCTTTTATCTGCATATTGTAGCTAATGCTAGCTTTGCTCATTTCGTCTCACCCACAATCAAAGTGGCATTTTGAAGCGGGACACGGTCAGTATTGAGGGCATAATGAGTCGCTTCATCATCAATCGTTAAATAGCTCCAATTGACGGTGATCGGCTCAACTAATCGGATTACTTTTGCCTTTTGAGCATAGTTTCCGAATAGCTGAACGCTCTTTTCTGTTCCCATGTCGGTGACACTGGCAACTGCGGTTGCCACCTTTTTCGCATCACCGTATTGATGTGTTTGCGGATCATATTCTTCATCATCAAGCCAGAATGTAACCTCATGATCTAACCGCATACGATCACCTCTTTGGATAGCCAGAAATGAAGCTAACGGTCCCAAGAGACTTGGCATTCTTCCCGTTGGCTTCTTTCCAGTCATTGATGTCGTCAGCGAAATCATCGAAGTCATTAGACTTGAACGTGAACGATTGTCCTTCTTGCTCGTAAGACGTCATACCTTCGTTCTTACGCCTGTTGTAGCGTCTAACGCATACTTCTAGGGCAATATAGGCCAACTCACTAGGAAAGTCCTCATCCGTTCGCAAACCAAGCTTAAATCGCAAGGCTTGCGTGGTGTTTTTGATGATGAGATTAAGCACACCATCTTGTGCGTCATTTTTGATTTCCATCATCGTCTTCAAATCTGCAAGTTTTATTGGATCGCTTTCTGCCATCACTTCACCGCCTTTACTGCTTGCGCATACTTGTATGAGCACTTCAACTTATCAACGAAGCTAAGGTCATCACCAAAAGGGACTCGATCGGTGTACTTACCCTTGAAGAAAAGATCATGCATATCACCAGTCACACCAGAATTATGCATGATCTTGGTTTCATTCCACCGTTTGACTGGATCGGTAGCCCAACAAAAATCTAGCTCATCGCTGATGACGGGCCCGATATTGAAGTACATCATATTCCATAACTGCGACCACATTTCAGCAGTCCATTTCTGAATATCGCTGTCTACTGTTTGAAGATATTGCCACAGTCGGTTGCTGTCGACATACACCTTTCGCCAATATTCTGCTGACGGGTGACTAATGATCCATTGAGCACCACCAGAATTGCGGTTGATCGTTTCAAGCGAAGCCAACGTGACTCCGACAATATCAGCCATGCGTTTCAGTATCTCTTCTCCGTGTTCACACTGCTTGATATAGTCAACACTGATATAGCTCAGCGTGTTACTACACAGCCAGCGATCAGGCTTTGCTTTCAGCTTGCGGAAGTCTGGCCGTTTGCGGAAGATGACGTCACTGTCAATGTAGAAATAGTCCTCGTTCTCACGTTCGGGGTCTTCAGCTAGATACTGCCACCAAAGCCAAGGCTTCACAGACGGGATATATTGCTTGTCTGCGCGCTTGTCGGTATACGTGTGTACTTCTACTCCGTATTTACTAGAAAGCGTTTCTGGCACCTTAGGATCGTGCACAGTGAAGAGCAAGACGACATCTTTCATGTCAAACCCGACACTTTGCAGATTGGTTAGGCAGACTTCCAACTCCCATTCAAAACGTTTAATGGCCGGCTGACATAAAATAAGCTTCATTCTGTCCTCCAATCAGCCGCCCGGTTTCCCGTACTGTCCTATTTCGATAGGCGACTTAGATCAAATCAATTAAACGTGCGAAGTGGTGGTCGTGGTCGTTGTTTTGCCTGGAACGAGAACTTTGGCTTGCAAGACGTTCTCAGCTTCTGGGAAGCTAGGAAGTGCAGTGGCTGCCGCTTTTTCCCACGTTGCAATTGGATCTTGCGTGGTTTCGTAAACGGTGGTGAACACATTGCCAACAGTGCCCTCTTGAACACCTGAAGTTGAAACCAGCCGGGATTCTTCAGGGGTAGGGCCATAGATGGTTTGCCCGAGCTGGTCATCGCCAAAGGCTACCAAAGTGTCTTCCGGGAAGTACCGTTCAACGGTATAGAGACCATTGGCTCCCTGCTTACGGTATTTGGCATCATACGTGACAATAGTTGGCAAGCCGAATGACTGCATAACCGCATTGAGACTGCCAACACTAGGCAACAGACCTGCTGTCTTGAAGTAGTCAGCAAATGCCTTACTCCGAATCATGGCAGTCTGCACCTTGGAAGAAGTCAGGATACGCGTTGGCACGTAGTCGAGCAGTGCAAACCAATCTTGCAAGTCCTTAATCGGATCAGCACCATTAGCATCCCAAGAAGTAGTTGCGGTAACTTGGTGTTCTTCTGGAACATGGTAATCAACATTGAAGTTGAGATTGTTCTCATTAATGGTGATCTTACCAGTTGCCAAAGCCTCCATGCGCATCTTTTCAACGCGTGCATAAACGCCTTGAACCAAAACATCCAAGTCGTTGTAAACAAGGCTGGTCAGGTAGTTCTGTTCAGCAGGTGTGCGTGGATTGCGTAATGCGATCAGGTCCTTTTCCTTAAGCTGCATCTTGCGTTTGATGTAACCTAATTCAGCCGCCTGAACACTCGCTTCACGACTGCCAATCTCCGCTTCTGTATCGAATGCAGAAATAGATGCCACGATAGGCGTCTTAGACCCACCACGAAGAAATTCGAAATCCAACTGATTAATTTTGGTTGATGGGAACAAGGTGTCCCCAAGCAATTGCGGGTACTGGCGGTTTTGAACGTAATCAAGTACTGTCTTTTGATTAAACAAATCTAAAATAGCTGGCATAAGTTAATCCTCCTTAGTCAGAAACGTGGCTGAATTTGATTTCTTTCAGCGCAGTGATAGCATTACTGGACGGCTTGACTGGCAAGCGAGCAGCGTTCACATATCCTTCAACGATGACGCCTACCGGTTGAGAACCCTCACTGACATCAACATCATTAATGGTCACACCGATTGCCGTTGCATCGTTCTTTGGATAGATAGAACCTGCTGGCAATACACCTTTTACGACACCATCGGTTGAACTGTCGGCTTGGTGAGTGAATGAAATGAATTTCTCGCTATCCAAGAAGTTGACCTCAGATGCGGTTACCTTTTTACCTGCGTACATAAAAGTACCTCCTTATTTTTGTTTCCATGGATCGTTAACAACTTGGCCCTGCTGATTCCGTTGTTTAGCAAATGCCGCGCCCGGAGTCTCCACCTTTGAACCATGCGTTTTGGGTGTGTTTCCCTTAAGCAACTCTTGACGAACACCTTCAGCCACTGCCTGATCATGCGCAATGAGCCACTTTACATTCGCCTCAGTAGATTCTGCCTCTGGCGTTACAACGTGCTGCAAATCGTCCTCAGTGACTGTCAATTTGGCGTCCTCAAACATCGATCGAGCCTGTTTGCCCATCTCGTAGGTGGCAAGCTGTGACTTGAGTTCGTCTCGCTCTTTTTGAGCCTTTTCTAGCTCATAGTCTTTCTTCTGGTCGGCATTCATCTTGGCCAGCTTTGCAGCTTCGTCAACGGCAGCTTGCTTTTCCTTCTCGGCACGAGCAAGACGTTTTTTAACAATGTCGTTGACCTGTTCATCGGTGTAGGTATGCTGATCAGAACTCTCATCAGAACTGTCTTGGTCATTTTCCGAGTCTTGAGCGTTGGTGTCATTGTCACTTTGAGATTCGTTGTTTTGCTGGTTCTCTTGACTACCGTCAGCACCAGTATCTTCAGCGAAAAATTGCAAATTCATCGGCATTAAAATCTTAGGAATCATGTTCAGAACTCCTTCCACAGCTTTTTAGACGGATCAGGCTTGCGTCTTAATTTACCGGAGCTTTTAGAGTCAATCACGCTTGGACTTGATGGTATAAAAATAGCCGCTAGCTGCGGCTTATAAAAATCCTTTACGGCGTTGTTCACGTCTGGATTGTTTATCAATCTCGTGTTTGACTGATGCTGCCTTTTCAGCAAGCCTCTCACCGAAAAATGAATATCCTTTGTCGATGTCGTCTATACCATGCACATTAGCAGCAAGTTTAATGACAACTTTGGTATGATCGCCGACCTTTGAATCGATGTTCATATCAATGACACCTTCAATACGTTTGCCGTTAAGATATGGGCCGTCATCTTTCAGTTCAATAACGCTTAGGTGAGGACCTGACACGTTACCAGATGTCGATTTAGTGTCGCCGGTTAATGACAGCGCCATTTCATCGGCAAGTGTTGCATTGTCGATTATCATCGGTCTGCCGTTGACATATAAATTGCCATTCTGAATGGTCACATTGTCATCGCATCGATTGTATGCAGACAAAATAACTGTTGCCAGTTCATTATCTTTAATACTGTTCGCTGCAGCGGACAATTCAAGCAGCCGTTTCTTGATGCCTTCACGTGTTTTCAAGTCTTCCGAGCTCATGACAGTACCTCCTTGATCAGTTCTGGGTTCTGTTTGGCCAACATGCGAAGTGCGTGTGCTAATCCATCAACCATTGATTCGTCATCGCTTTCTTGGTCGAATCCTCGCTCATGCAAGATTGCATGAATAATCTCATGTACTAAAGTGATTTTGGCCTCGTCTTCAGCCATACTCTCACATATACGAATACTTGCAGGCTTGTAGCGCGTATCACCCCAAAACTCACTCTTTAAATCTTCATTGCTCAGCTGAAGTTCGCGATGACTTACTTCTTTAATCTTGTATTCAACGTCATCAATCAATACTTTTTCTGGTAGTTTCATGATTTCCTCCTAATCATCATCTGGCGCATATGCCGCAATGGAGCATCGGCAGTTGGGATGAACTGGAATATCTGGCACATCGTCTACACGATAAATGCCTCTACCAGTTCTGCCACCTTCTGAAATCTCCTTGCATACATCACACGCGCTTGGTTCAGCTACCCATTTGCAATAGTCATAGCCGAACTTATTGAAGCTATCTAATTGCGCCTGTGTCTGAATTCGAGCTGACTCAGTACGTGCAATTCGTTCTGTCACATAGCGGTGATTGTTCACCGTTTCTGCCACTTGACCGCGTAACTTGCGAGCAATCTTTAGTGGGCTCTGTCCTTGAATGGTGGCGGCAGTCAGTAGCTCGTCCAGTTCAGCCTTAAGAATGTCTTGGTTGATCCAGATGCGCTGTGAGAAGGTGTAATCTCCCTCTCGTTTGGAGAGTAACTTGGCTAAATCAGTGTAGCCGCCCTTAGATACCGTCTCTCCAAGTATTCCGGCTTGCCGTTTGATCTCGGATTGATAATCATCACTCAATTTTGAGATTAAATCGACGTTCACTTTCATGTGTGCATCAAGCATTTCTTGACCAATCTCACTCTTGAGCATTTCTAAGCGATTAATGCGCATGGTAGCGTTGTATAGCTTGAGACGATCATTGACATCCTTGCTGAAGTCGGAATATTTGAGTGGTTCGCCGTTGTACATCTTTCTGGCATCATCGACGATCCGCTTGGCTTCTGCTTGATATGCTTTAATATCGGTGGCCATCACTGCTTGACGCGCACCGGCCATACTGTCGTTGCTGTATGCGGCATACTTGGCAAACTCTGAATCGATATCCTTTTGAATGTTGTTTAAAGCTTTGTCAAAATATTCCTGAATTCGGGAATTGAACGCCTCGTCATTCTTAAGGTTCTCGGCAATCCATTTACGTTCAGCGGCAGTTCGCTTATTCCAGTAGGCAGAATTACTCGCTATCTGTTGTTGAGTCGTTGTTGTCATCATTGCCACCACCATTCAGCAATTTCTGGAAGTCAGGGCTTGACGGACTGTTAGCAGCAGCGTTTTTTGCTTTCTGGGCGGTCTCATCAGCGATGCGTTTCATTTCGGCCTTGGGATCATCGACAAATGATAATGTGCTGAGCATAGTCTGATCTGATACAAGGCCTTTGAGTTTAGAAGCCGCGTCTGCTTCGTCGATAATGTTCTCCGGAAGATTTCGCGAGAATGTGAAGTTAAGCTTTTGCCAGTCATCGGCTTTGCTTTCTGGAAGGATTGTCCCAACACTGAATGCGATCTTGTAAAGGGACCGGAGTGACTGTGTGAACTTACGATCTTGATTGGCCGCTAGATTGCGCATTGGTAGCAATTTGTATTGCAATGCAACACCAGAGCTATTGCCGCTGAATGCTTCATCGTTCAAGTTGGCCACCATGCTGATCTGATAGATCATGCTGATGAGGCGGTCAATAAGGTGCTCTTGAATGGCATCACCATCAGGCTTGGTCAGAAACTCGGCCACACCGTTAGTAGAGTCAGCATCTGGCGAATAGATGATTTGGTTGCCGTTAAGATCAAGCTTTGGATTTCCGTCATCATCCTCTGGCAAGCTCATGCCCCTGATAACCAAGTACGCGTTGTCAAAGTATTCATTCTGGTTTGCCTTTTGGCTTAGCACCTTGTCCAGTGCATCAATTAGCGTCTCAACGTTCTCAAAGATGCCTTGACGCTCGGTATTCATGAAGAACTCAACTGCTGGTACTTCGTTAAACGGGTTAAATCCGTCTATCCCTTCAAAGCGAACCATATCAAGGGCGTATATGCCGTCTTTCAGATACACCTTGCCAGTTAAATTGTTGTCTTCATCATGCCAATACATGACAAATGCAATAGCTTTGCGTGCTACCGTGTCATCATAGATGATGAATGAATTGATAGGTGAACTGTATGCAATACACGTATTGCTGTTCTCGTCTTGGTACAAAAAAGCAAGCGCCCGTCCGTAAATGGATGCTTGCTTGCTGATTTCGCTTAATTTGTCCTGAACGCTGTTTGTGTCGTTCCACTCTTGTAGCACAGCGTTGTCCTGTGTGTTGTCGAGCGTGATCTTAGGTGGAATGCCAATGTAAAACCCGTTGTAGGTATCCACGATATAATGAGCCAAGTTGCCAACAAGACGATTGTCTGGCCCATGGTCCTTTTTCGCATCATCAATAATCTGGTGCTGACCGAGGTACATTTTCTTTGCTGGAAGGTATTTGTTTTTAGCTAGATCATCATTGGCGGTAATAAACGCATTGATGTCATCGCCAGTTAGCTCTTCATCAGTCGGGAAAATAAACACATCTCCGTCTGTGATTGAGCCTTTCCCTTGAACTGTTAATATGATGGCCACCTCCTTAGAAGTATTTGCTTGTGTTCTTGAATGCTCGTGCCTTGTTGGCCTGGCTAAGTTTCAACTGTCCAGCATTGTCCATTACCATATATTTGAAAGCATCGACCGTGTGATCGTGCTCTTTGATTACGTGTGGATCGTCAGACTGTGCGGTTTTCTCATCCCACTGGTATTGCTGATGTTCTGAGATGAATATCTTGTTGTCGTCATTGTCCAGGTAGAACACGCGTCCTTGAGCAAGCAAGTTAGACACAAAGTCAATCATGTCAGCTTCCTTGCCTTTGACAATACCATGCCAGCGAATGCCGAACTCTTTAACAAACTCGTTTCTCAGCGCACCTTCAGCAGAATCAATCGTGTATTTAAGCACGGGATGATTATATTTTGACCTTACCTTATCAATAAACGACTTTATCTCTGGCACAAGGTCACTTGGTGCCTTCTTAACGCTCTGATTAGCTGGAGAATAGTAATAGGTGTCTAGTACGATCAGGTTGTTCTTGGCCGTAACAGCGGCCGCCACGCACGTGGTTGCGCTATTAATATGACCAGCGTCGATTGAGAACACGAGACGCCTAATTGGATCGTTGCTTGGCACCTCATCCAGTCTATGAAACAAATCCATGTTGTAGACGTTGGTTCCTAATCCAATCACATCGCCAAGATAAAGCCAACGGTAGTAGTCATAATCGTTGGCTTTATACTTGTCGATCAGTCTAAGCTGCTGTTCGTCAGTGAACCCAAGATCATCATCGAGATAAGTTGAAGTGTCAATGAAGAAGTCCGGGTCTCCTCTCACACTATCGACCCACTCGTTAATCCAGTCATACGGATTCTTCGGTGGGTTATACGTGTAGAAGACTTGAACTTGATCAACCCATGGTGATTTCTGTCGAATGAAGGTTGGATTAGTTTGGTCAAACACTTCAGCGGATTTAAAGTTAGCTGCTTCTTCGCATTATGTTACGGATATACCGTTTCCGTATATCCTCTATACATTGCTGCATAGATCAGACTATATATTAACTGCTTAACAGTTCTCCCTCTTTCAACCTCACTTGAGGCTTACTCTACTCATCGTATTAAAAAGCAGGCATTTCAGCCTGCTCTACGCTTTCGATAGTCGTTACACGTTCCTTTTTCCACCCTCGATTAAGATTTGTTCAATAGTTTCATGGCAAACATTAAATCTTTTAGCAAAAGCGTTAATACTAAAGCCATGTTTATACGGCTTGTAGTTATCACAAATATATTTTCGCTGTTTGTCTGTGAATCTAAGAATATCTTTTTCTTTAACAGGCTTTTTTAGTTTCATTCTATACGCATGATACATCTGTTCAGACCTCGTAGCCCATTCTAAATTAGCTACTCGATTGTCAGTCTTGATACCATTTATATGATTAACAGTATCGTCTTCATGCAAAGGATTTCCAATAAATGTTAAAGCTACTAAACGATTCAATAAATATTCATGTGCTTTATTGTCTTTGCGTAAAGCTACATGAACGTATCCATCAGCATTCAGTCTATTTCTGGATAATTCATATGGCTTACCAGTAGCATATGAAACTACCCTTCCGCTATCACTTATTTTATATTTTCCTTCATACCCTTTAATCCAAACCCACTTTACCATGCTCATCACCTCTTGGTTTATTATAGCACATGTGGTTGGAGTAAAGGCGAATAAAACTGTTTATTTTAAAGGCTTCGCTCGGTATTGTCCGCTAATTTAATTAACGGAGGTTCACCGAATTAAAGGAGTTTATTAACGTGTGACCCAATTGTTAAACCACACGGCAATCACATTACGAACGGTGTTAGACTTCAGCTTTTCAGGCTTGTCACCACCATAAAAGTAGAATGTGCTTCCAGTTCCACGATGTGTTATGCGCATCGGAGAAACATTGAACACAAACTCGTCTGTCATTTTGAGCATGTCAATTGCCCAACTGATCTGGCTGTAAACAGAATCACGCAAGTTAACCGTGTTCTCTCGAATGATGATGACGTTTGCTTTATGTCCTTGCTGTGCTTGCCTTTTCAACATCATGACAAGTTTCAGGCTGACGGTTGATGATTTAAATGATCCACGGCCACCGTTCAGTATCAGATATGGTGCCTTTGACCGCCAAAACGGATAGAAATGTGGTTGCACCATATCACTCAATTTAATCTGGGACGTCATCGACAATCACCGTCCTATCTTGCGAATCCGCATCAGTAAGCAATTTAGCCTTAGCTTCCACGATGTCAGCCTCAGCGGTCAGTTTGCGTAATTGTTGTTCCATTAACTTATCATTGTCTGGGTAACGCTTCAATATCTCCTTAATAGCACTGATACGTGTTTTCAAATCGGCTTCTTTTTCAACCGTTTCAACGCCCGTAGGAGAAGCAATAACAACTGTTTCTTTAACCTCTCCTCTGCCAATACCAGTAAGCAATTCAACGGCTTCTTTGGCGCTCATAATGCGTTCAGAATCAATCGACTTCATACGCTCGGCTAAATAAGATTTAATTGTAGTATTTCGTAGTAATTTAGACGCGTTTGTATTTGCATATTTCTTGCTATAACCTGCTTTAATCGCTGCCCGTGTGGCATTGCCTAATTTGATATATTCATATGCAAAGCGCTTTTGTTTTTCCGTCAGTTTCATCACATATCACCACACCTCCCGCGTTTTCTCGGATTTATTTCACGCTTCGCTTATCCGCCGTTTTGCTATCTCAAAGTATTTATCATCCAATTCCATGCCGATGAAGTTACGGTTTAGGTTCTTGCATGCTACTCCTGTTGAACCGCTACCCATGAACGGGTCTATAACGATACTTTTTTCTTCAGTACTTTCTTCAATTAGTAACTCTAGCAATGCCACTGGTTTTTCGCATGAGTGATGTAGCTTCGCTGGTGCTACTCTTCTGAATTTCAAAATATTGCTAAGGTTATTCGACTTAGTTTTATATTTACCTTTGGTCGCCAATATAATAAGCTCGTAATTTGGTCTGAAATTATTGCCAAGGCCAAACCAATCCTTATCCCACACAATGACATTCTTCACTTCAAAATAATTTTCTATTTTCGGCTTCACTTTGTCTATCGTTTGCCAAGATGCAAAGAAAAACGCTACAGAATCTTTTCGCAATATGCGGTAACTTTCCTTCACAAAACACGGCAACCAATCCAAATTGTCGTCGTTTATAACTTTTGTATTTTTCCAATTAGAGCTTGCTCTTTGCGGTTTCAAGTCAATGCCATAAGGTGGGTCTGTTAAAATCATATCAACCGATTCATCCGGTATATCTTTCATCAGTTCAAGGCAATCGCCGTGTAGCAGGTTAATGTCCATAACGCTCCCTCCCATGTTTGCACGAACTCTATTTTTCCGTGTATTGTTTGATCTTGTCAACCCTAAAATCGCACCACTCATCATGCGTTCCGTCTGCTTTGTAGATTGTTACGACTGGCATTGATCGATATCCCAGCTTGCGGAACCGCTCGTAGTCGTCCGCGTCTGCTGTGATGGTTGATACCGGCATTACACGTGACAGCTTATATACTGTTCGCCAGCACTTTTTACAGTGCGGCTTCGTGTAGATAATTGCTTGCATGTGGTTCTCTTCTCTCGACAGTTCCTCAATGATTGATCGCTCTGTGCGGCTAACGTATCCATAACTTACTCGTTTCATACCCGACATAGCCTACACCGCCAACTCGAATGTATAGCCGTGATGATGTTTGAGTTTTCCGTGAAGGCAACTGGATACGGCACCACTACTTAACCCAAGAAGTTCAACCGCTTTCTTGATACTTCCGAAATAATAGCGGTGTCCTGAACCGCTTACCACGTATATAGGCCGTTCGTTCGCCTTCACCATGCGTTCGTTGCGAGTGCCATAGTTGATGTTATATGACCGCGAGCACCACTCGAGATTAGACACCGTGTTGTTTGCCTTGTCTTCGTCCTTGTGGTTGATTTCGGGCAGGCCGTCTGGGTTCGGTATAAACGTTTCGGCCACAAGACAGTGAATATATTTTTGCTTCGAGTTTCCGTCTCGGTGCAAAGTAATCTTACGGTAGTCACCCATACTTCCAACGTCAGCGAGCACTTTTCCTTTTCTTAGGCGTCCCAGCGCGTCTATACGGTCAAGGCTCCTCACTCTACCTGTACTTGAAATCTGATACAGTCCTTTGTAATCAGCGATGTCTCTCCATTTCTCAACTAAGCTCATAAGTGCACCGTAGCCTTTCATCATCATAAACGAACGCATACAGCAGATGTTTACCCGTGGTGAAGCCATTCTTAATTTCATAGGGATCATTTGGCTTTGCTGTTCCAAGCTGGCGCCACATAATGCCACGATCATCTTTAAACCGCTCGCTATGATAGTGACCTGAGTGAAGTTCGTATGTTTTTGCCATATTGAATATCTTTTTGTACTCAAATGGAAAAAGCCCTGTCAGCTTGTCCTTGGCTACATCTCCGTGTGCGAGCATAATGCCAACATGCCCTAGCAAGTATGCACAGCGCCAGTCAGTTGCCGGATTACTGTCATTGAGATCAACGTGTACTTGTGGATAGCGATCTATCAGCGCATAAAGAAAAGCGTATTCGAGATCACCTAAATGGTTACCGAACACGCTCTTGATTGAGACGCGATTGCTATATTCAATTGCCAGCGGAACAATTTGATCAAACAGCTTCACTGCATCATGGAATGCCTGACGCATGTTTGCGTGATCTAGTTGTGTTCCTCTAACCGTTTGTGTTGCATGAATCTGATCACTATGGAATAGATCTCCCAATTGCTCGATCACAATCTCGTTGTAGCCGTCCATGATGATCTCTCTAAGTTGACTCACCATGTCTTTTAGATCGGCGAATGTTGTCCAGCCAAAATGCAGGTCAGGCAATGGGATGACTAAGTTGCGATCGCCTGATTTCTTCATGCCGTAATTGACCGGAATGATTTTGTCGTTGAATGCTTCAGCCATTTCGCTTATCGATAAGCCTTGTTTCGGCTTTACGCGAATATGAATGCTGTACTGCGGAACTGTGCCGTCTTCGGCACTATGCTGCTCATACACTTTGTAGTCGCCTAAGACCATCTCGAACTTATCAGGATCGTATCCACACAACTCCATCAAAGTTCGTGGGTCTTTATTTGGCTCATGCTTGAGTCTCATTAAGGCCGTTACTGTTTGACTACCATCAGCATTAAGAGCGACTTTTCTGTCAGCGGATGGCGTCTCCCTATTTGTGCCATCTGAATCGTATTCGTTCTTTAGCGGCTTTTGAAACTCAATGCCAAGCCGTCTTGCTTTTCCCTGCAATGCGTCATAGCTAATCCCGAGTTTGTCGGCTGTCTCGCGTCTGGTAAAGCCTTCAGAGGCGAGCTTCCTAATGTCACCGATCTGTTCATCTGTCCATTGCATCTACTCGCCTCCTGAAATATGTATAAAAATAGCACCTCACGAAAAGTGAAGTGCGGTAGTTTTGCTCGCTCTCCAGTGTCAGATGGGGTCATCGCAAGCTGTGTCCGGTCGCTAAACTGGACAATGTGGCATGCGGGAATCGAACCCGCCTGACTATCGCAGTCAGTCCTCATTGCCACGCCTTGCCACAGCTTTATCATCACCATGGCTCGGAGGAAAAATGCGGTGTCTCAGGTTTCTCACCTTTGGCACAATACCATCATAAGGCGGAAAAGCGTGTTTTTTGTTGCATCATTGTTGCACGGATGTTGCAACTAGTTTCACTAGCGGACATATTTCAGCAAAAGCATAGAGAGCTTCTTGTGTTTGTCGCCAAAGGGTCGTTCGGTCAACATGCAAGTGGTCGGCTAACTGAAGGCTGGATTTACGTGTCGTCTTTGGAGTCAGATAGCTCTCAACTAAAATGATCCGGTAGTTTTCATTCTCTAGAGATTCGATGGCACTTTCACAGCACGCTATATAGTACAGCTCATCAGCGTGCGATATTACCTTTTCCTCGGCTTTGTTGCCATAGCTTGGTGACTTGGGCATGCCGTCCATCACGGGGCTTCTGAGCGCTATTTTGGTGCGTTGAGCGAGCCGCTTGTGATGCCAGTAGTTCCCCAAGACCTCTTTGGCGTTTTCAATTGTTTTGTCATGATCAATTGGGCTGAAATATCTTGTTGCTCGCACCACTGCGTCCACTCCTTATGGTATAATAAATTTTGTAAAAGTTTGGGGGATAAGCGTGCCGCGATGGTGCGCTTTTTTATTTGTCTTCAGGAGGCCGAATGAGATCCCACGGGTCAATCCCAACGCGTTCAGCGAAGTCATCAAGTTTTGCCAAGCTAACGTTGTTGTCTTGAAGCAGATGCGCCAGTTGACGTGTCGTAATGCCGATGCTTTTTGCGTAATCCTTCTGTAGCATGTGATTATCGCTGATATTCTTGCGAACATTATTTTGAAACACGCGATTACTTTTTGATTTCATTTATTTTCCTCTTTTCCAGTTAGCCCACATCCACATTGCAGCGCCTAAGATTAGCAGCATTACGGCAATCATTGCTTTCCCTCCAATAGCTGTTTGCCTTCAAAGATGTTGCCAATTGCATTATTCGCGGCATCGATGGCCTTTTGCGCAGCGTCTATGTCGGCTTTATTCGTCATCGCTATCACACCAGACTTTCTCGCAGTCGCCCAGTCCGTAGTGCTCAATCTCGGCGTCAGTGAACCATTTCTTGTCGGTAATGCCTTCTAGGTAGTAAGAGTCACCCGCGTTGCAATATTCATCGTCAACCTTATAGAAATAGCTATC